TATTACTTTAGATGCCGCCGAAATTCCATCTTTAGACACAGCTAAGATTACTACAGGAACTTTTGATGATGCTAGAATAAGTCAATCAAGTGTATCTCAACACGCAACAAGTTTTGATGATAGTAAATTACAACAAGACATAATGGTTCTGGCTTTACAACAAGCGACTGATGCTAATAGAAGTGCCTATAATTTATCTAATGCTTTTGTAGAACAATTTGAAGATAGTACAGGAATAGACGTTCAGACTAATACAAGTAGAAATGCTAGTGAGTATGTTAGTTCTATAATTACAGGAAGTGCTACAGAATTTGCCTACAATTCAGCTTCTCCAAAAGCAAAATTGCTTATGAGTGGTATGGCAGGTAATAATGGTGTTTATTATGAAATAGATAATGATGGAGATGTAGGTTACGGAAGTACAAATTTTGTTATTCCAGCAATAGCTATAGCAAATGGTGCTTATGTAAATTATACTAATGGTAATACTTCAGCTTTTTTTCAATATGATTACCAACAAAATTATTTATTTGGCGAAAAAATTATAGTAGGTACATTTCAAACTTGGGGAGCAATATCTCAATATACTATTTCATACAGTACAGATGGAACTAATTTTACACCTTGGAGTACAGCTTCAGCTTCTCAATTAGGAAGTACCACAAATTCAAGTGCTATGTCTGGTGGTGGTTTTAGTAGTGGAAATTCTAGTGGACATATAAATACTAGCAATCCAAGTCCAGATGGTCAGAATACAGGTCTTTCACTTTTTACTCTACAAGGTATGCCATTAATAACTGCTAGGTATATTAAATTAACCACAACTGCATTTCATTCTGGTAAAGCAAATGCCGCCGCAGGTGGTGGTATATTTGCACCTTTTTCATTATCACAAACAGTAAATGCCACAGGAAACTTTACTTCAGTATCTCAAACAGCTCCTGCAACAGTTTCTAAAATGGGGATTGTTGTTCTTTATAAAAACAATGCTGGTACAGCTACATTAAATACAGATTTAATTGCACAAGTGTCAGCTAATAACGGAACAGATTTTACAACAGTTACATTAACTCCAAGAGGAACATTCTCTACAGGAATAAATATTGCTGTTGCTAACAACGTAACAGTTACTTCAGGAACTTCAGTAAAATATAAAATATCTTTTGCTAATCAAAGTTCTGGTACAAAAGAAACGCAAGTACATGGAGTAGGTTTAATTTACTAACCTCAAAAAGACCATAAGTCTTTTCTTAACAAACTAACAAACAAACAAACTAATATGACAACACTTTTAATAATTATATTTTTTATAATCGGAAGCTGGTTCGGCTGGCGCTACTCCAATGTCATTGATGACTTTGTAGAGCATTTTAAAACAATTTATCATGGTAAAGAAAAATAAAAAAATTATACAGCAAGTTTCATTATCAACAATCGATCAAAAGATTTGCGAACTTCATAAAATAGTTCAAGGAAATTCAAACGACATTCAGATTATTAAGGAAGAGATGGCGTATGGCAAAGGTGGAGTAAAAGTTCTGGTATGGATTATTGGATTAGTCGTTACTCTAATTGCTGCGTGGAACATCTTACCATTTAAAAAATAATTGAAGTATTACAACAAAGGAATTGCAGCTCACATAATTGCAATTCTTGAACTCCTGGATGACGATCATTTAGTCTTTACCAATGTGAATGGAGTTGGACCAATTGATATTGTTACCGTTAATACAAAGACAGGCAAGGTAGATCTTTACGATGCAAAGTCAGATCGTGAAAGCAGACATAAACCTAGACCAATTAAAGATATTCAAAAGCAATTAAACGTTAAACACTTTTATATAAATCTTCAAAAGCGAACTTACAAACTTGGAAATAAAACAGGAAAGATTTTTGCAAATGAACTTACAGACAATAAAAGATCGGATTAAAAAACACGAAGGCTATAGAGATATGGTCTATGAAGATCATCTTGGTTTTAAAACTATAGGTTATGGACATCTTGTTGTTGAAGATGGTTTTTTTCCTGGCATTCAATATTCTAAAAAAGAACTAGAAGAAGTTTTTGAAAAAGATTTTGCAATTGCATTGAAGGATGCAACAAAGCTAGTAGGTGATTATGATCTTGATGACAGAGCTTTTGGTATTGTTATTGAGATGTGTTTCCAATTAGGTTTTCCAAAAGTATCAAAGTTTAAATTCTTTTTAGCTGCATTAGAAAAACAAGATTATGAAACTGCTGCTATGGAAATGGAAAATAGTAGGTGGCAAAAACAAACGCCTGAACGCTGTGAAGAGTTATCAAATATTATGAGGAGCTGTAGAACAAATGCTTAATTTTTTTTCAATATTATTTAAAAATCCATTAACAAGTTTAATTGTAGATAAAACAATAAGTACAATTAATCATCATTTAGAAGTTAAGAAGTTAGAACGAATTGCAGAATTAGAAGCTGCTAAAGCTGTATCTATTGCACAAGTAGAGGCTTCAGAAAAAAGTTTAAAAGATGAATATTTAACAATATTTATTACTATCATTATTGGTATGGCATTTCTGCCGCAAACTCAGGCTTATGTTATTAAAGGTTTTGATATTTTAAAGCAGGCTCCAGCAGAATTTTGGTGGTCTGTTCTAATAGTATTTTCAGGTTCATTTGGAATTAATGTCATCGACAAATTCAAACGATAGCTGCATCTACAAAACAGCATTCGGCTGTTTATTAAAAAACTGCAAATGTAATTATGGCAAAGTATCAAAGTAAATCTGTATCACTTAACAAAGTGATGCGAGGTGATGTTAAAAAATTTAAAGTCTTTGTTAAAAAAGGATCTCGTGTTGTCAAAGTAAATTTTGGCGATCCGAACATGAGTATTAAAAAAAATATTCCAGGTCGTAAGAAATCTTTTTTAGCAAGGCATCGCTGCAGCACTCCAGGACCAAAGTTTAAAGCTAGGTATTGGTCGTGCAAAATGTGGCGCTAATTAAACAATCAATACATCAATGTCAAATAACGCTGCAAAGCGTAAGCGAGTGCTTACGTTCAAATGTTCTTTTTGTGGAACACAATTGGATAGCAACGATACCTTTGTTGTTAGTGCAGAATATAAACATTTTTGTATTAAAATAAATCCAGGTCATCCTCCAATTAAAGATTGCATGGAAGATTACCGCAACAAAATAAAAGAAGATCATGTACGGAATGAACGCTTACGGCAAGAAGCCGCTATCAAAGAAAAGCAAGAACAAGAAAAAATCAGGCAAGAAAAGATAAAAGCAATTCCTGCTTTAGAAAAAAAAGTTCAGGAGTTTAAACAATTTCAAAAACAACAAAGATTACAAAATGAAAAAAGGTTATCACAAAACTAAATCTGGTAAGATGGCTCGCAAAGGTTTGTACTATAATATTAATCGTAGAAAAAAAGCAGGCACAAGCAGAAGCAAAGCTAAATCAACAATATCTAAAAAATCCTACCAATCCTTATTAGGTGGCTTTAAATAAGCTATATCTACCTAAAATTCCTTCCATAAAGACTCCAGGATTAACGATTTAAAGTCGTTACTATACTTGGCTCCTACCTAAAAACAGACTCGATTTTGAGTCTATAAATCAAACTTTTTTAAAAACCTCATATAAGACAATATAATTTCTGGTACAAAAATAACTTGTAAGTAGTGGTACAAATTCTCTATAAGATTTTATAATATTATGGTAAATAATTTGTATAAGGTGCAGTTTATTTTTTTTTTGCAATACAAAAGAGTTACACCACTTTGTACCAAACTTGTACCAGACGATTTTTGTCGTCTAAAAGTCAATGGCGGGGTAGCTCAGTTGGTTAGAGCGCAGGACTCATAATTTTAGTTCGTTCTAGCTTTGTAGTTGTTAAAATTAAATCAGTCGCATCTTTGTTAACTTAACAAAGGAAATAATTAATCAGATAGTTTGTCAGAAAGTATAATGAAATCAAATCATTTTGATTTTTGAATATTTTTTTTAAAACTTTTTGTACCAAATTTGTACCAGAATTTATTAACTTATTTTGTTTAGCAACTCATAAGTTATATTTTTGTAGAGTGCAGGCTTTGTATCATTAAGTCACTTGCCAACTTATCTGAGTGCATTATTAAATTAATATGAACTACTACTTAATAAATAAAAGAAATCTTTGGACCATACAACGTAAGCAAGATCGCAAGCAAATGGCTCCAGGATTTAAGTTAAAATCTGAAGCTAATGATTATCTTGAAAAGCTATTAGCTAAAGATGCAGCACAAACTAAAAATCTTTCAGAGTTTAAATTTAAAGAAGAATGGCTTGCCTATTCTAATAAAAGATTATTGGATGCACAAGATCCTAATAATCGTTTGACAACAGGCGGAGTGCAAACTTACATTGGTCATTATAATCAGAGGATCAACAAGTATATGCCTGATGTTCTTTTATCTGAATTTAATATTTTAGTTTTAGAAAAGTTTTTATTAGCTGCTCATAAAGCTGGACAGCCATACAAAACTTTAAGAAGGCAAGTCAGAGATATTAGAACATTTTTAAGACGAATGAATGTTGAAGGCAAAAAACCATGTCTTGAAGTTTTAAATTTTAAGATACATGAATTTTATGCAATCGTTCCAGCCGATGATGATAAATTTTTTACAAAAAAACCAACTGTAATAAATGACAATCAAGTAAAGGCAATCCTGGATAAACTTAATAATGAAAAAAATAAAGATGCAGAATGCGCTATGAAGTTTGCAATCTTTACTATGTCATTGTTTTTTGGATTAAGAAGATCTGAATTACTTGGTCTTAAAAGATCTCATGTAGATTTAGAAAATGGTTATCTAAATGTTGAAGGCGTTAGAGATCGTAACGGAGCATGGTTAAATCGTACAAAGAACCAAGCTAGCAAAAGAGCTATTGAACTTGATGAACATTCAAGCAAGTTCCTTAAATATTGGTTAGATTATCTTAATGAACATTATCAACATTCTCTTTGGTTATTTCCAAGTTTAAGAAAAAGTACATACGGAACTTTATCTCTTAAAAAAGTATCGGAATTAATCTGGACTACTTACGCTGATATGGGGTTGGCTACAATTGAAAGAAGATATGATGGTCATATTAAGGTTGTTGAGTCTTTATTTAAAGGCGCACCTCTGAAAACTTTTAGACATAGATTAGCAACAATGCTTATTAACTCTATGAATTCTGAAAAAACTTTAGATGCTAACTACGTTAAATCAGTTCTTGGTCATAGTCGTTTCCAAACAACTAGCGGTATTTATGGTAATCATTCCTTAGTTGGTACTGCTAAAGAACGTCAGGAAAGAGTAAAAGCAAAACAAAGAGCTTTAAATCACGACACAATATTTAAAAGTTAGTACATACACTAACTCATCGGAGGCTTGGATCGTTAAAATCTGAGCCTCTTAATCAAACTTTTTTTTATATTTTATTAATAAAACGTTACCGCAAAGGTAATCGTTA